AGCCCCGGCCGCAGGAGCAACAGGATGACCGAGCATGTCCACATCGACTTCGAGTCGGACCCGGTTGAGGCGGGCGATGAGTTTTGCCGCGTCTGCAACCCGATCCCACAGTACATCACCACGATCGGAGAGGGTGGGGGAGGGGGAGGGGCACACATACACACAAGCAGCACAAACGGCACATAGTGAACGTATCACACTGGTGCACACACAAGGAATCGAAAAGAAGGATAGAATCTAAGGAAGCTCATGCTATGAATCAACAAAGAACGCGTAACAGGCTACGAATGTAACCCATTGCGCTCAACCTATTTCGCAATGTGAAATGATAGAATTTCTAAGTTCTAGGCTTGTCTACAAGCATGAGAAGCCCAGGATAAGTGGGCACTGTGTTTGCTTGCAGTGCTGGATAGAATCACCCCAGTGCGAAATAACAACAGTTGCACTATCTTGCTAGTGTAAAGTGCAAGAAAACAACGTCGGAAAACTTAACAGGTGCTAAGTGATTGATTTGATTAGGCTTTTCAATCTAAGGTGTAACACTGCCAGCAAAGCGTGTCAGGATTCTTTACAGTCTGCTAGGCTTCAAAGCATGCCAGTGTGCTAACCTGTTGATTTCATTGGATATTTTAGTTTAGTCTTTAGCTTGCACAGCGCTTGCTAATACTATGCTGTTAGCAACCCGCTAACGCAACCAACCGATAAGGTTAAACATCATGTCCACCGTTACCAAGATCGCAGTCTCTACCATCCCTGCAACCACCGTGCCCGTAGGCATGTTGCAAGTAACTGCACGCACACGTGCAACCACCGACAAGGAGACTGGCAAGAAAACCGAGATCCCACTCTCTGCACGCTCACGCTCAATCCTGATCCCTGAGTTTGCTATCGATGCTCCATCGAAGTTTGTTTCCCTGATCTCCTCTGCACTCGGCGAGCTTGCCAAGCAACAACTGTCGGCCGCATGGGAAGCTAATCCCGATCTGCGCGAAGTTGATGCAGCCGCTTACACTCTTGACTCTCTCTTGTTGTTCTCTGCACGCGAAGCTGAGTCTCGCAAGCTGAACAGTGCAACCATTACAGAATGGTGGGCGCAGTCAGACTTGGCACGTTCTATGCGTGAACGCTATTCCCCTGCGCAGCTGCGCCGCTTTGTTCTTTCCCTCGAAAACATCGCAGCGCCTGTACTCTCGGCTGAGTTCTACAATGAAGAGAAAGCACTCAAGCGGATTGTTACTCTAGCCTCTCATCCTGCCGACGCAGAGCATCCCGTGGTCATTCAAATGATCGCAAAGCTGCAGCGTTATGTCGACCGCATCCAAGCACAACGAGATGCTATCGGCAGTGTTGAAGAGATTGACGCCTAAGCTAAGCTAGGCTTGACGCCTAAGCAACAGCATCGCTAACTGCGATCTATTCTTAATTGGGGGCCGGGGAGCCCCCTTTTTAATGCTGTTTCGTCTATTTATCTATAGCACCTCTCAAATTTTTCTAAATTTTTACCTCAACCCACCAACAAGCTACAAATTTATACCAGCCTCTTATTCCCACCTTGTTTACTAGCACGATGAATCGTAATATAGAGTCAATCTTGAGAGCGGCGAAGCCGGAGCAAAACGCTATGGAAGAAAAGATTATTGACTTGGCAGCGGCCGGAGTGCCAAATGCAATCATTGCGAACACAGTGGGTTGCGATCCAAGCTATGTCACGCAAGTGCTGGGCACTGAGCGCGCGCAAGAAAAAGTAGGGCTAGCGCGGGCCGAGAAAGCAGCGCAAGGAATAGAGCATGATCAAAAAATTGAGACGGCAGAGAAAACTGCGCTCGAAAAAGTCTTGCATTTGCTGCCGCATCAAACCGATCTGATGAAGGTCACGAGAGTTTTTCAGGTTCTCAATGCGGCGAAGCGATCCAACGATCACGGAATGATCAGCGCAGGGCAACAACCAGGATCAATTGTCACCTTGAATCTCCCTGCGGCGGCCCAAGTGCATTTCAAACTCACAACCGATCAGCAAGTAATTGAGGTCGAAGGCCGCTCCATGGTGCCAATGCAGAGCCAGAATGTGGCCAAAAAGCTCAAAGAGTTGCAGACTACTCGGCTTCTGACCTCTTCAATCGAGATGCCAAATCAGGCAGTAATTGGCCAGCGCACCAAAAGCATTGCCGCGCAGCTATGACTCAGGATGTGATGCCAGATGTGGGGCTAACCAGAGAGCAAGCTCTGGAAAGCTGCCGCACCAGCATGGATTTCTTTGCTGCAATTTGCGTCCCTGAGATCTTTCGTTTTCTGTATCCGCCAATCTTTAAGGCCATCTGGCAATTGCTCACCAGCGCAGCACTGGAACAGGTTGGCAAGAAGCGATTGGCAATTGGCATCCCACGAGGATTTGGCAAAACCATGGTGCTCAAGCTCTTTGTGGCTTGGTGCATCGCATTTACCAGTCGCAAGTTTATCCTGGTAGTCTGCAACACTTCAGGACTTGCAGAGAATTTCATTGCTGACGTCGCAGACATTCTCAGCAGCCTGAACTATCTGCGAGTTTTTGGCGATTGGAGAATGACTCTTGAGAAAGACACGCAAGAGCTCAAAAAGTTTTCATTCAAAGGACGCACAGTCATTCTTGCAGGACTCGGAGCAGGAAGCTCGCTGCGTGGATTGAACATCAAATTTGTTCGTCCTGATCTGATCTTGCAAGATGACATGCAAAGCCGCGAAGAGGCAGGATCGCCGGTGGAATCGGTTAAGAATCTTTCCTGGATGCTCGGCACCCTGATGAAAGCAAATGACAATCAGCGCTGCTTGCATGTGTTTGTTGGCAATATGTATCCCTACGAAGGGAGCATTCTTCGCAAGCTCAAGACAAACCCGGCTTGGATCTCATTTATCACAGGTGCGATCCTTGAAGATGGCGAATCACTCTGGCCTGAGCTTCGCAGCGTAGAAGACATTCTCACCGAGCTAGAGAATGATGAATCGATGGGTCACCCTGAGATTTTCTACTCGGAAGTGATGAATGACGAGGTAGCAGGAAGCCGCTCAGGAGTTGACTTTTCAAAGATCAACATGTGGGGAGGAAGCGATGAAGAATTGCTCAACTCACCCGCTGGCTTTGTTATCATTGATCCTTCGCTTGGAAAGAAAAAGAGCGATGACGTAGTGATTATGGCTTGCATGATCTACAACGGCGAACCAATTGCAAGAGAAATCTCAGCGGGCAAATTCAATCCAGGCCAGACAGTCAACGAAGCGATCAGATTGGCAATGAAATATGGCTTGACTGCAATTGTGGTTGAGAGCGTAGCATACCAGGCTAGCCTTTGCTATTGGATCGATCACAGGAAGCAGCAACTAGGCCTGGTCTCTCTGAGAGTCTTGGAAATCAACCCCCAGGGCAGGCCCAAAGTGGTGCGAATCCTGGAAATGCTCAAGCAACTCACCGCGCAAAAGGATCGAATCCACCTGCACCCTTCAGTTCGCAGCCAAGTCACGCACCAAATCACCTATTTCGATCCGCTCAAAGCTAGCAACACAGATGACATTCTCGACATGCTAGCTTATCTCTGGCAAGTACTCAACACTCACCGCCACATGCTGCTGCGTCCTCTCGAAATGATGTTCGAAGAGAATGAAGCATCGTTCAGTGGCGATTTACAACTGGAATTCTAAAAATGGCAACGGCACCAACCGCAGCAATCATCACGCCTGAAAGCCAGGCAAGTGTCATCAAATATACTGAGGGCATCTTCTCGGCAATTGGCAACAACTTTAATTTCAGGTCGAGACTCCTCGATCAAGACAGAGCCTACGCACGAGAGACAGATTACACGGAGGCCAAACGCCGAGCCGAAGCTGCACGCGCAACAGGCGACACCAGCAAGATTGGAACGGTAACACTGCCAGTTGTTGGCCCGCAAGTGGATAGCGCAACCGCATTCTTTGTCGAGATGTTCCTGACAAGCTATCCGTTGTTTCCAATTGTCTCGCAGCCAAATGCAATCGACATTGGCTTGCAGCTGGAAACAATCATCGCACAGAGCGCAGTCAATTATCAATGGGCTCGCCATTTGGCAATGTGCTTCCGTGATGGACTCAAATACAACATCCACGGAGCCGAAGTTGATTGGTGCCGAGAGAAAGTTCCAAGTGTCAAGAGCGATCTGACGCAGGAAGTGGAGATTGGAGTCCCACAGGAAATCTATTTCGAAGGTAACAAGCTGCGGCGAATCGATCCCTACAATGCGATCATCGACACGCGAGTTCCAATTGCCGAGAGCCATGTGCGGGGAGAATTCGGTGGCTACACTGAGTTAATCACTCGGATGGAGCTCAAGCAGCTCTTTTTGAATCTCGACAATCGGCTCACGATGAATGCAACCAAAGCATTCACCTCGGGCACTGCAATCTCCACAAGCACAATGGGAGCCCTGAGCACCTATTATGTGCCTCCGGTCAATCCGCTGTCTTTTATCGATCCCAATTTCAACAGTCAAAACTGGCTGCAATGGGCCAACATCGACACCAAGAAGCGGATCAATTATAGCGACATGTATGAGAAGACAGTTCTCTACGCTCGCATAATCCCGCGTGAGCATGGAATTGCAACTCGCGCAGAAGGCATCAATGCGGGCGATCCGCAAATCTACAAATTCATCATCATCAATCGCAAGGTGGTGATTTATGTGCAGCGCATGACAAACGCGCATGCCATGTTGCCAGTTGTCTTCGGTCAGTTGAATGAAGATGGATTGAATCTCCAAACCAAATCCTATGGCGACAACGCAGCACCTTATCAGCACCTGGCTAGCGCTCTTTATAATTCTGCCCTGGCAAGTCAACGGCGCAAAGTCTACGATCGGCTTATCTACGATCCGTCACGAATCAACAAGAAAGACATTGACAACGTTGATCCTGTAGCTCGCATCCCGGTCAAAACTGAAGCCTATGGCAAACCGCTGGCAGAATCTGTCTATCAGATTCCATTCCGAGATGAAGGAGTGGCTCAGATTCTGGCAATGGGCAGAGAAATTGTTGGCATGGCTGATGTGTCAACTGGATCGAACCGAGTCCAGCAGGGCCAATTCCAAAAGGGCAACAAGACTCGATTCGAAGTTGAGCAGGTTCTGAGCAACAGCGATGCACGACCAAAAACCAGTGCAATCCTGCTTGGCATCAGCTGGCTGCATCCGATTAAGGAG